GACAGATACATTATTGGATTGACCAGCAATTATAGTATCACTTGTATCAGCATATGTGATTACAATCTGAGCACCACCACCATCAACAACTGTTACTTCACCAGTCTCATCATTATACACAGGATTTCCATTATCATCTAATAAAATCTTATCATCCCAATCTAAATCAGTGACTCCTTTAACAACTATGTCACCTGGAGTATAATCTCCACCAATATCAATTGTAGATGTTGCAGTGCTGGTTGTTGAAGTAGTTGTTCCTCTTATAGATTGACTTTCTACTTGAGTCTGAGTCTCAGTATGAATATTCCTAGTTGTAAGAATAGTTTCCTGTTCTTTACTTAGTGTTCCTTGAGATTCAAATTCTGTTGTAGCATCTGTTAGAACATTACCTGCAACTTGACTATTATTCTTATTACTTGTAAGTCTAAAGACTTTCATACCAGTTTCAAATGCAGGATTCGCAGCTTCATTTGGATTAGGGATAAAGACTGATCCCATAACAGAACCAATACTATCACTGAAGAGCTTTACTTCAGATACAGTTGCTTCAGCATTTGAAGTTTGACCTACCAATCTTAAACCAGTTGTAACATATCCATGATATTGTCCCTTTGCTTTTTCTGCAAGACCCAATGTATCCACATTCAAAATTTCAGATGTAGATGAATAATCTTCAGGAATAGTCATTGATCTATCATAAGGACTTAAAATATAAGTCTCAGATGGTGCAACACCGTTACCAAACTTATGGTTTTGTTGGTTGATCTTAAATGTTATTAGATCTTCACCACTAGAAGTTGTTCCTTTGACCGTTTCACCCTTCTCAAATGTTCCAGATACCATCTGTATCTGTAGAAGTTTTGGAACAACGTAAGAAGTTAGATCCTCACTATCAAAGAAAGTATAAAGCCTTGTCATAGGCTTCATCTTAGCAGCACGGAATCTAATATTCCTAGATCTCATATGAGGTATGAGAGCAGTGCTTACTACTTTATTACCTTGACTTGTTGTATCAAATGTTTCTCTAGTAAGAGTTCTTGTTCCTGATCTAGTTTTCTTTCCTGTAGGAGTGCTTCTAAGAGTAGTTGTAGTTTCTTCTTGACCATATCCAAGATCAACTGTGTTTACATCTGTGCTTGCATCTGCACCTGTCCAAATTTCAGACCATGATCCCCATACAACAGGACTAAACCCAGATCTACCATCATGACTGGTGTTACTTGAAGTATAAGTTGTATCCTCAATTTTTCTTGCTTCCAACATTACAACATCAGACCAGACATCGGAAGATGGTGTTAGTTGAACACTTCCAGAATAATAATTAACAAGGTATGGAGTAACATTTTCAACTCTTGATGCATATGGTTGTGATACAGCAACTAATTCATTATAATTTAATGATAAGACTCTATTGCTTCTCTTGATACCATTAGTCAAAGGACTTATGACAAGATCCAATTCTGTGGTATATGGTGCTGGTCTTAGTTCTGAGTTCTTAACATCAATACTATTTTTTACAATAGTCTTCTTAAGTTGAGTCGTAGTATTGGAGAAATCATCAACAAAGAATCCAGACTTAAATCTATTAAGACCATCTGCATCTTGAATCTGTAGATTTACAGTATCACTCTCCAAAAGAGATAATGAAGTGTAAAATTCCAAATTCTTGATTCTTCTTTCCAAATTTCTAATATCACGCATTCTATATCTCTTATGCTCAGAAAGATTTAAATTAATTTCTGATACATCGCAAAGATAAGCTGGAACAGATGCTGATGCTATTTCTAAAGCATCATTAATATCATTTGGTAGTTCGGGAGTTTCCGCTGGAATACCTTTAACTAATTGTAAAGTACCATCCTTAGTGAGGAAAATCTTATCCCTTCTTGGAAGATAGAATGAATAATCTATAATAAATGATTGATCTGATGCTAAGATATTTGTTGCAGAGTTTCCATCTTGAGTAAATACTCTTCCTAAGAATTCAAACGGAGATCTAGTAGTTCCAGAGAAATCAGAAACCCTTGGTCTTATATCAATTATTTCACATACTTTTGTGTTATTAACTTTTGGCAAGCTACAGTAACTAAAGTCATTATATGAGTTTACAGTTGTTATGTCACCTACATCAGAAGTTAAGAAGTATGCAGATTCAAATACAACCTTTACCTTCTTGGAAGGTTCTTTATAACCAGATTTTCTTACCAATCTAGAATAATCATATATTGTACTTCTTTGACCATTATCAAAATCAAACTCATCAGTAATATCAGTAGAACCTAATGTAATACCAGAAACTGTTGCAGTAATTCCAGACTCTTTAAACTTAATAACTTCACCAGAAAGAGGTTCTATGTTGTTTAAAGCTATGTAATTTATAGTACCATCATCAACTTTTCCAATGTAAACACCAACAAATTTGCTAGATTCACCAATAAATTCTTCACCATCCAATAAATCTCCAGTCTTAGCAGTATCACTATTAATAGAGATTAAAGAGAGTCTTGGGAAAATTACATCATTGGCATTAGAAGATTCAAAAACACCATAGATTTTAGTTGCATCAGGAACACCCAAGGAAATTTCTTCATCCTGAACTCTGGTTCCGTAGATATTGCCATAAGTAAGTCCATCATTTAGAGTTGTTGCTCCAACACCAGAAGATGAATACTTAGAAGAATCTAAAGAAAGAATATTTATTTTCTGTTTTGTCTTAACTTTTTCTTTAACATTGATCTTTCTAAGAGTAGCAATTAGTTTTGCAGGACCAAGACCATCTAAACCATTGATTGTCAATGTCTGAGATCCATTTGTAAATACAAACTTATCTGCACTCAAAGCTTCTGTGCTTCCGTCAGTTCTTACTAAGCAATAATTTTCTTCATCATATGGCAAGAATGTTTCACTTCCACTTCCACTATTAATGGAGTTTGAAGAACCATTAGTAATTGTAACATCAAATTCTTTTCTTATAACAAGATTTGCATTTGTCAAATCTACATTTGATACCTTATCTTTAGGAAGAGTGGTATACAATGTATTGTCACTAGAGAACTGATATGAAGAACTTAATATTCTAAAATCAGATGGATTGATTACTGCTGTTGGCAATGCACCATCATTGACTCCAGTTACTGATGTAACAGCATTAAGAACTAATGAGTGTTGAGATACAGTCGCAACCTTCGCATATGATGGATCGGTTGAACCTGGATTTGTATACTGTACAATGTTTCCAACAGTAGTAATACCAGTGAAGAACTTAGTAGCATTTGTACTTGTAACAGTAGAAATTCCACCACTAGCAGGAGTAATATTAACTTCACCAAAAGTAGAGTGAACACTCTGTTTTACGTCAGCATTAAATGTATTAGCAGTTCCAACTGTTCCATATAATGATTTTATATCACTAGATGTATATGAAGTTGTTAATCCAATAATATTTCCTTCTTCAATACCATTGAATATTAATTGTTCACCTTGTATGAATTTTCCATTGACGTTATATGCGGTCATTGCTGTACCAGCATTAACATCATATCTTAGATAACCAGTAGCTCCACTAGACTTACCTTTAACATGCTGTGGAAGAGTCTTAGTTACTGCAGTATTAGCAGTTATATTAGTATATGTTTGAACATCATATAGAGAAATATCCCATGTATTGACATTAGGATTTACAGCATCATATGATCCAGATTCTAAAGCAAAGTCGTAAACTCTTGCCAATCCAATTTCCTTACCTGCTGCAGTTGTAGATGTTACACCAATCCTAGCATCCCTTAGACTAACAGTATAATCAGTTCCTATTCCAATCTTAGGAGATCCATTAACTCTATTCAATCCAAAGCTTGGACCTGTATAGTAATTTAAACTCTGATTCTTTAATACTTTAGATGTTCTTGGTTTCTGAAAATCTAAGAATTGGTTTGTTGGTATATTTACCTCATAACCTTTAACATATGCCTTACCTGGAGAAATCTTATATGTTGCAAGATTCTCGGCTGGAACACTATTATTATATGTTAATTGATCTGAATTGAATATTCCCTTGTTTCCTTTATAGTCATTTAAAGTCTCTTTGGGTTGGACATTAAATGGAATGACATAATAGTCACCAGACTCATCATATGTTCTTCTTGCAAACTCTTCTGATAACTTATTATATTCTGGGTTAATCTTTTGAGAAGCAATGACACCTTCTCTTACTTCCATCAACTCTATAAAGTTAGATGCCTGAGTAGAGTTTACATTCTTCTTAGTTAAAGTTGCTCTTATTTTTAATCTATCTGCACCAGGCGCAGTATAATTATTGAATGAAGATGCATTATCAGTTAAATCTGGATCAATATCTGAATTTATAACTTCTTCTAAAACTTCCAATCCAATTTTATATGTTGGAGTCGTGCTATAAGGTTCTAATATAATAGACTGTTCGGGAATATCTATAAAATATCCTCTTACAAAATAAACACCTTTTGATAAAACACAACCAGATCCATAAGAAGTAGGAACAGTAGAAGTTGTTAGAGCAACTCCTTCCCCTTCTTGAATAACAACATTTTTATTGGTTATTTGCCTTTCAATCAAAAGAGTTTCTGATGGTGCAAATACTGCAGTTTCTCCATCAGTGGAAGGATCCAAATACTCTACAAATAAAGTATATGGTTCACCAGGAAAAGCATTTAAGTTAAGATATGCCTTTATCTTTGCTCTTACACCAGACTTACTTCCAACTACCCTTGCTTCTAATAAGTCATCAATATACTGGGTAACTGCTACACCAGAGTAAGAAACATTAATTCTTACAACAGGATATGCATTATTATATTTTAATCCACCACCAGTTACTGAACTACCATCTTTGAACATATGCTGTCCAAATCGTTCAACTTGGTTTTGTAGAATTGACTGTAAACCAGTTAATTCTCTAGCCTGAACAGGAAATCCAGGTTTAAATAAAACCTTGTAATAGTTGTCAGACGGATTATAATCGTCAAAGTAAGGTGCGACGTTGAGATTAGTTTCCTGTGGCATGATTCTTTAGAATTGCAAAATGACTTTGATATCTTCCTTTTGGTTTAAAGACCTAGTGATAGCAGGTCTGTTATCAACATATATTACATTTCCAGAGTATTTCTTAACTTCTGGATTAGCCACACCGAGGGTAAATGACTGACCAAGGTTATATGTTCTATTATTTATTGAGGTAGTATAACCAGTATAGGAAGTATCAATTCCTAAGTTGGTACTTCCACCAAAAATGGTAACAGTTCCACTAGAAGCAGGTGTTGCTGTAAACCTATGCAATTCAAATCCATAAGTAGGATCGGTTTTTAATGAACCGTCACTATTGAATCCAACAAGACTTTTATCTTGCCAGTATTTCAATACTCCAGTAGTTTGATCATATGAGATCACTCTTCCTACAGCAGTAGATCCTAACCCAACTGTTTGGGTGACAAAACTATCTGTATTAAATGTTGTTGTGCTGTATCCAGAACCAACCAATTTTAATGCATAAGCTGCACTAGCTTTATCTAAATTTAATTTTGCAACAGATCCAAAAGCCTCAGGATTTTCAACTATACCAACTCTTGCTATTTGGTTTCCAGTTACAAAATCAGGGTTCTCAGTATCATTCTCAATTCTAGAATAAACTAAAACTTTATTTGCACCCAATTCACGATATACATCTGCACCATGTCCACCTTCTGGTGGAATAATAACATTAAAAATAGGAGCAGTACTTCCTGTAGGAACATTACCACTGACTAGATCTACAGTTCCATATGTATAACCCGATCCACCTTTAGAAACAGTAACTGTATCTATTTTGGAATCATTATTAACAACAACTGTACATTCACCACCAGATCCATCACCAAGAATAGGTACTCTAGTATAAGTTCTATTAGCAGTCCCTAAACCAACTCCCCTATTAACAACAGTAACTATTTTTAATTCACCACTAGTAGATGCATGATTTCTAACCGATGCATCAGCAGTATTAGTATCCCAGTCTGTTGGAACTGGCATAAAATTAGTAGAATCAAATTTTACAATATCACTTGGTTTGATAGTGTACAGATATTTCCAAACATAACCATCACCACTATCACCAGCAGATCTAGGTTCCAAATCAGTAAATGTAGGTTCATCTAGTGAAGGTCTTCCACTTGGATTCTCAGGATCAGTTCCGTTTTGCAGACAAATATAAACTTTAAAATCTTCATTTACGATATAATAATTAGCAGAATATAAATTGGTTGCACCAGATGGTTTAGATGTATTTGTTCTACTAACATCT